TGGTAATGGAGGTGGTGCAGGTTCTGGTGGAAGTAATGGATCTAATGGTTCCAGTGATGATGCTGGAAGTGGAGGAAATTATGGTGCTGGTGGAGGTGGTGGTGGAGGCAGCACTACAACTAATGGAAATGGTGCTGCTGGTGGTGCTGGTGCCGCTAGAATTATCTGGGGTACGGGAAGATCTTATCCATCAACAAATACTGCCGATGAGTCTGCATCTTCAGGAGCAACATTTTATTGGGATGATTTGAGTGGTAATGATAGAGATGCTAAATTTGGAAGTGCGAGTTTAAAATCTGGACAATTTATTGATTTTGATGGTACTGATGATGAGGCAGTATGTGACGGTACTAATACTGGTTCTTCTGCATATACTGGTGTGACTGGTACAACAGCAAGAACTGTTGCAGTAACATTTAAAACTGATACTACTTCTACAACTCAAAGATTATTTGCTTATGGTGCTAATGCAACTGGGCAAAGATATTCTATACAATTAACTTCTGATAATAAAATTAGGTTAGAATTGGGTAATGGATATGTAGAAACGAGTTCAACTGTAATGAGTGATGGTAACTGGCATACAGTTGCAATTACATCTCCATCAAGTTCTACTAATGCAAATGTAAAAATTTGGATTGATGCTGAAGAGGATACAAGTCTTACTGTTAGTAATGGTTCTAATAGCATAAACACATCTTCTTCAAATAACATAACAATAGCATCCCAAAGTTTGGTTGATGGGTCAACTCCATCATATTTCAATGGGTTGATTCAGAAAGTGATTGTTTTTAGTAGAGAATTAAGTGAACTTGAAATTAAACACATTTATCAAGATAGTTATGCTAGAGTTTATGGATAAACTACATTAAACAAATAAATAGAGATACTAATTTACTAAAATGGCAAAATTAAAAAGTGGAACAAGAGTATATGGTAGTCTCCAAGTTGATGGGACACTATTAGATAGTAGTGGAGATGCTGGAAGTTCTGGGCAGGTATTGAGTTCTACTGCAACGGGTACTAACTGGGTTGCTGCTGGTGGAGGTGGTGGTGGTATTTCTAACTATGTAAAATATGTAGGAACCGGCACACCTAACCTAAATTCCAGTACATCTTATGCTGAACTTTCATGGATTAATGCAACACCACAATTCTCCAATGGAACTTGGTCTGCAACATCAGAACATGTTGTTGTTCCTAACGATGGAATATATTTAGTTCAAGTTAATTTTTATGTAACAGCAAGTGTTACCCGATCTAATATTGGATTAAAGTTTGCCGTTAATGATACACAACAAACTGAAATTGCGGCAAATAATTATATTAGAAACACTGGTGGTCATGCTGAGTCATCTATAAATATGGCAACTACACTAAGTTTGAGTGCTAGTGATCAAGTAAGCATTTATATAGCAAGATTAGCAGCCTCAGGAACAGTATCACTCCAAGGAACTAGTAGTACACTCGCAATCACACAACTGGCATAATCATGTATATCAAATCCCACTTAATTCATAAAACGACTGGTGTTGGTGCAACAAATAATACAACATATCATGAGCAATTAACTTCATATCAGGAACCATCTAGTATTTCTGGAATTAATATTGTTCATAGATTAAATTACGATAACGGTATTCCATATTTTTTATGTACTGCAACTGATGATTTCAATGTTTCGGAACATTCTTCTTCTGGTGTATCATCTATAACATCAACAGAATGGAATAATGCTATCAGTTCTTATGATACTGAACAGGAGAGTAAGAGATATGTTTTTGTTAGAGAAATGAGAGACGATGCTCTTAATACATCCGATATGTATGTGATTAAGCAAGTTGAATGCAATGTTGCTATTACTACAGAGTTTAGAACTTGGAGACAAGAACTTAGAGATTTGCCTAATGGAGATAATTTTCCTATAACTTGGCCAACATATCCATCAGAAGTGAGTGGTATTATTACAGGTGGACAATATCAAAGCAATTTGAAAGATATACATATGATTAACGATCCAATCACATAACTGGTATAATGTGGTATAATCAGATTGAGTAAATAAATTTTTTATATCATTGTCTATGGATAATTTTGCTAAAATTTGTCTGGACAACGGAGGCAAGATCACACCTCTTATTATACCCAAAGAGTATAATAATGGATTGGGATTGATGAACCCTTCAGTTCTGAATAAAGATGGAAAAATTATTGTTAATTTAAGAGCAGTTAATTATACTTTTTATCACTCCGAAAAAAAATTATTTCAACATCCTTACGGACCTTTAACTTACTTACATCCTGAAAATGATATTAAGTTAAGAACATGGAATTATTATCTTGAGTTAGATGATGATAATGAGATTACGAGAGTAAATAAAATTGATACTTCAAAGTTTCCTGATAAAGAACTTTGGGATTTTATTGGATTAGAAGATGCTCGTTTATTTGAATGGGAGGGGAAATTTTATATGTCTGGTGTCAGGAGAGATACTGATACTATAGGAACAGGTAGAATGGAAATTTGTGAAATTGAAGTTGATAAAGATTCGGTAAAACAAATATCTCAATGGAGAATTCCTAATCCACCTCCAGACAATTCCTACTGTGAAAAGAATTGGATGCCAGTTATTGATAGACCATATCATTATATAAAATGGTCAAATCCAACTGAAGTTGTTAAAATTGATTTGGAAAATAAAACTTGTGAAACAGTTTTTATTGATGATAAAAGTTCTGGTATAAACTTTAGAGGTGGTTCTCAAGTTGTTCCTTGGAAAGAATATTATATTGCAATCACACATGAAGTAGATTTAACTAAAAGTGAAACTGGTAGAAAGGATGCGATTTATAGTCATAGAATTTTGTTGTGGGATAAAAATTTTAAATTATTGAAGTATTCTGAAGAATTTTCTATAATGGGTGGGCATGTAGAATTTTGTACGGGATTAGCACAGAAAGGAAATGACTTTTTAATGACCTTTGGGTTTCAGGATAATGCTGCATACATACTACAATTTCCCGAAAAAGTTTTTGCTGAAATTTTATGTATAGAAGATTTAAGTTCACAAGAAATATCTGTTAATGCTGATTGGAAAACTACTAATCATCCGACGATGGAATTCACAACTTCTATTGATGTTAAAAATGGTTGTGTAGTTGATTGTGTATTCTGTCCTCAGAGAACACTACAAGAATCTTATAAAGGAGAACGTTTTCTTAGTTTAGAAAATTTTAAAAAATCTGTAGATAAAATTCCAAAAGAGGTTAGAATAACATTTGCAGGATTTACGGAACCTTGGTTGAATCCAAAATGTACTGAGATGGTACTATATGCACATGAAAAAGGTCATCAAATTTCAATTTTCACTACAGGAATTGGAATGACTATTAAAGATTTGGATAGAATCAAGCACATACCTTTTGCTGGATATCCAAATGGAAACTTTACATTGCATTTACCAGACTCTGAGAGAAAAGCAAAACATCCCATTACTAATAAGTACGTAAAACTTATAGAATATTTCGGGGAATTGAGAAATGACATTAACAATTTCCAAATAATGGCAATGGGACCAATACATGATTCTGTTTCTCATGTATTTCCAACTGCACATTCACCGGAAATGTGGTCAAGAGCAGGAAACCTTTCTAGAGAGATGATTTTAAAACCTGAATTATTAAATAGAGCAAATGAATTTAAATCTATATACCACGGAGAGGAACCAAAGACATGTGGTTGTTTAGAAAAACTTTATCATAATGTAGTTTTACCAAATGGTGACGTTTCTCTTTGTTGTATGGACTATGGTTTAAAACATATCATTGGAAATATTTTTGAACAATCATATGAAGAGGTAGTTCCAAAAAACAATTCATGCTTCAATCTTTGTAAATTTTGTGAAAATGGTGTAAAACCAAATGAGTAATTTAAATGAACTTCTTGTGGATTACATTTATGATCCCGAAAATCCTTCCTTGAATTTTCAATTAGGGAATATTTATTTTGATATGGGTCAAACTGCCAGTGCAGTTTCATATTATTTGAGAACAGCAGAAAGATCTGATAATGAAGATCTAATGTATGCTTGTCTTTTGAGAGCAGGAGTATGTTTTGATATTCAAGGTTGTAGAAAAAAATCTGTCAGAGGTTTATTTCAAAGTGCCATCTCTTTAAATCCAATAAGACCCGAAGGTTATTTTTTATTGTCTAGATTTTTGGAAAGATCTGAAGAGTATAATGAATCATATTTGATTGCATCAATTGGAGAAAAAGTTTCTTTAGATAATATGGATTCACTTCCTGTGAGTGTAGAATATCCTGGACATTGGGGAATAACTTTTGAAAAGGCTGTATCTGCATGGTGGTGTGGTCTTTGTGATGAATCTTGTGATTTATTTTATTATTTGCGGGATGAATGTGAGTTAGATGAAATTCATAGAAATAGTGTGAATAATAATATCAATAAATTATTTTTGGATAGAAAACCACGAGTTAATAAATCTGAAGAGAATAGTACTAAAAATTTATATCATATCAATATCGATAAACAAAAATCAACTTCATGGATTGTGGATAATTTTTATGATGAACCATACAAAGTTAGAGATTTTGCATTAAAGCAAGAATATGTTGAAGGTGGTATTGGAAGGGGATTTATTGGCAGAAGAACCGAAGAGCAATTTTTGTTTCCAAATTTGAAATGTAGATTTGAAACTATAATGAATAAAAAAATTACTAAGTGGAAAGACTATGGTATGAATGGTAGATTTCAGATTGCATGGTCTGGGGAACCATTAGTTTATCATTGCGATAGGCAGCAATGGGGAGCAATGCTTTATCTGACACCAGATGCTCCATACCAATGTGGAACAACACTGTATGCACATAAAAAAACAAGGGCTAGAAATTATTATGAAGATGGTTGGGATGCTTCATGGAAAGATATTCCAGGAGACCCTCACTTAGATGGAACCTCATTTGAACCAGTTGATGTTCTTGGTAATGTTTTTAATCGTCTTGTAATTTTTGATGCCAGTAACATTCATTCTGCATCGGAGTATTTTGGTACGGTTTCTGAGAACGCAAGGTTGTGGCAGATGTTCTTTTTTGATTGTGAGTAGGTGGGGGCTTGACAGGGATGCCAGATCGTACTATACTAAATAAGTCAGCAAGTTAAGGAACCAACACATTTCTTAACTGTTCGTAACACCCCGCAAACCAAGACCTCTAGGGTGTCTAAACACGTCTTTCATATCCCAGACTGAGGGTGTCTGGGAAATAGTAACTCCACCATTCCCTGATGGTCTTACTTTTCGTTCAAAACAATGGCAACAACTCTTTCAAGGCAACAATCAACCCCATGGCAGAATTTCTGTGAATGGGTTACGTCCACAAACAACCGTCTGTATGTCGGTTGGTTCGGTGTACTGATGATTCCAACACTGTTGGCAGCAACTACTTGCTTCATCGTTGCATTCATCGCAGCACCACCCGTCGATATTGACGGTATCCGTGAACCCGTAGCAGGTTCACTCATGTATGGCAACAACATCATTTCTGGTGCAGTTGTCCCAAGTTCAAACGCAATCGGTCTCCACTTCTACCCAATCTGGGAAGCAGCATCACTCGACGAGTGGTTGTATAACGGTGGTCCTTTCCAATTGGTAGTATTCCACTTCCTTATCGGCATCTATGCATATATGGGACGTGAATGGGAACTCTCATATCGTTTAGGTATGCGTCCATGGATCTGTGTAGCATATTCTGCTCCAGTCGCTGCTGCGAGTGCAGTATTCCTCGTCTATCCTTTCGGTCAAGGTTCTTTCTCCGATGCTATGCCTCTTGGTATCTCTGGTACTTTTAACTA